CGAACGTAAAGGTCGCGATAAAAAACAAGTTTCTGTTTACCCAATCGCAAAATAATTGCTTTAAATAGCATAAAATAAGGCTTTCCGATATATTCGGAGAGCCTGTTTTTTTGTTTTGATACCCACGGTGATACCCATATTCTAAAAACCAATGTAGGAAGCAAATTTGTCAGCAACTTCATTTTTTGCTTTTTGGGTAACGTGAGCATATATGTCCATTGTTGTTTGTATATTTTCATGTCCTAGTCGTTCCTGGACCTCTTTGATCGTTGCTCCAGCCTCAAACAGTAGGGAGCAATGTGTATGTCTGAATCCATGAGGAGTGATACGCTTGAAATCAGGATACCTTCTCCAAACTCGATTCAGCAAGTTATTGACATGTACAATACTTTTAGGGCTGCCTGATTCATTTTTAAATAATAAGCCTTTTGTACTGAATTTGTGCCAATCTTTCAAAATATCAATAGTCTTTGGATCCAGCGATATTGTTCGCTGGCTTTTTTTCGTTTTTGGAGTTTGAAATATGATTTTATTGTTTTCTCCCTTGGCTAGTGTTTGATTAACTTTTAGTTGTCCGCTCTCTAAATCAATATCGGTCCATCTTAATGCACCAACCTCATTCTTCCTCATTCCTGTGAAAGCCAACAGACGGAAGAAAGTGAGCATTTCTATGTCATCAAGCTTCTGGACCATTTCGAAAAAAGTTTTCAGTTCTTCTTTATTATAGAATTGTTCAAGCTCTTCCTTATCTTTCTTTTTTCTTTTTGGTTTTAGAGTTTTTCTCATTGGATTGCTATCAATCAATTCCATAGATATTGCATAATCAAATATCTGATTAGCAATGCTGATGATCCCAAAAAATCTCTTATAGTCCTCAGCCCATTTATTGACCTGAGCTTGGCACATGGATAGAGTAATTTTATTTATGGGCTTATCTCCAAAATGAGGGACAATAAGTCTATCTGCTTTGTCAATTTGGCTAACATAGGTAGATTCTTTAACTGTATTTCTATAATGCTCTTTCCACGTTTCATATACCTGTTTGAAAGTAGTAGTTGTATTTCTGGTTCTAAATGTTTTCTTCTCATAATCAGCCAAACACTTAGCTTCAGCAAGTCTAGCTTCACGTTCGGTTTTAAAACCACGCCTAAGAGTTACAATCTTCTTTCCAGTTAAAGGATCAATTCCATGATAGGCTTTAAAATAGTAAGCGAAACCATCACCTTTTTTATATTTTTTGATCATTGATTTTTACCTCATTTCTTGTTAAAATGGGTATAGTAAAGAGGGCTTTTTAATGCCATTCTTTCTATACAGCACATCCTCACATTTTAGCTTGCAGGCGGTGTGGGGATTTTTATTGCTTTTTGTTAATCTTCGTTGTAAAATAATATTGAAAGGTGGTGCAGTGACATGTTTTCTTTTTTTACTCGTATTAACAAAGAACAAAAACAAATAGAGCAATCTATAAAAGAAATGGAATTGCATCACAAGGAGTTCGCTGATAAAATTCATAAGGATATCCAAGTCGGTGAAGAAGAACTAACTTTAAAAAGAGAGCTGTTCAATCAAAGATATGGTCACTTATTTAGTCCTCGAAATAAATAGCAATAGGTCTTACTAGGTGGTCTCCTACATTAATGACACCAAACGAACTAAGCATAATACTTAGAATTGTAGTCGGTGCGTGTTTTATTATTTTGTTACCATCACTCATATATGATAAGTCGTTAGTTGTTTGTTCGTCAATAGTTGATGAACAAATACCTAACATTTTTATTTTTCTTTTACCTAGTTGCATAAAGCTGAGTTGGATATTTTGAACTCTAAGAAACTCTAGAGGCAAAATACTAAAGGTATCGTTAATCTTAACTAAATTTGTTTCAGGTAATAATTTTTTTAAGTAAGCTGACATATTTTTTAGTATATCAAAATTGTTCCAAGCGTTCGTTTCAAGCTCTTTTTGAATGTCTTTTGTTCTTGCTAAATACTTTTGTTTATCTTTTATTTTTGAATATTCTGAGCGCAGTGATTTAAATTCGTCATATCCTGGGAGCATAAATCCAATTTCTTCAAGGTCGCTTGCTTCAGCTAACTGTTCAAAGTTGAAAGCTGTCAATTCTCCAGATGTAGAAATTAAGTCACCGTCTTTGTAATCAGCTAGTTTGATGAGTTGTTTTGCTTCAAGCCCATTGATAAGCAAATCTAATGAGTAATCATCAAGTGCAGTTTCTACTAAATTTTTGTTTGATTTGGAAAAGACAAAGTTATAGTTATCTATTGTTGTAGAAGAATAATCACCTTCAGCTTTTAATAAGGCTGAAATACCGACTGAACCTTTTTTTGTAGCTTGTTCTGTGCTCCCCTCTGTCCTAGCGTCACTTTCGCCATCTTCGTTCACTAATTTTGTAATCAGGCCTGAGTTAAGTTGTGCTAATAATGAATTAACTAGATTTGTATCTAAATAAATTATTTCTTTCATATTTTCTCCAATATCTTTTGTGAAGGTGATAATAAAAAGATCTAACTAAATAATTTTCTCAAACACCATTGTAGCCTGGATGCGATCTCCTCCACCTAGGCCCTTGCTGCCCCCGTTAGCTGTACTAATGGTATGGAGTCGGTATCCTTTGGCAACTTGTTTGTTAATCACATTTTCAAGTTCAGTGAGGTTTCCAGATCCAGTACCAAATAACTTTTCTTTAAGTGTTACTTGAAGCACAACATAGTTTAATCCAGTTGCTCCTGAAGCTTCAGAAAAAGAACTTTCTTGTTTAACATTATCAAAAAATCCCATAATAATTCCCCTTTTAATTAATTAAAGATTTATATTCATCTATTACCATCGTTTCATTAGCGATGGTTTTTAAATTATACCGTTCCATAAAATGGATGTAATTAAATTCTGACACATCATCCATAGTTTTTAATTCTTCTTCTAATAAATGATGAATCATGCTACGATCAGCTTGAAGTTCACACAACTCCCTATTAACCTCATACTGGACTGGAGTATGTTCTTTATGTCCCAATTCATGTAGGGCTACTTGTTTTTGATCTTGCTCCGATAGATTGATATCGATAGCAAGGACTTTTAATGCTGGATTGAAGAAGCCTGGGCTATGCCATTCGCTTCCATCAAAGTAACATAAGCTTACACCCTCAAGGGCACAAAGCTCTTTCACAGTCATATAAATGCACCTCTATTTATTTTTTAAGTGTGCCTCCAAGACTGCTGTAATAAAATCAATATCTTCTTCAGTAAGTGGTTTACCATCGAACAACATAGATTGTGCAGCGATGTCTCGAAGGTCAAGCGGTGCAGAAGCATCACCGCCTGTTGTAATTTTTGGATTATCAGTGCGTCCCAATAGGTAGTCGGTGGACACGTTGAAGTAGTCAGCGATTTCCGATATTCTCTCAGCGTTAGGTTTTTGAGATTTCAACTTATAGAGTGTATTTCTGCTGTAACCTAAATCCTCTTCTAGTTTCGTGAGAGAAATTCCCCTTTTATCGGCAAGTTCTTTAATTTTTTCGTATGTCGGAAACATTGTTAATTCAACCTTTCAGAAGCATAACAAAAAATATTTCAACTTTTTAGGTGTAAAACTGTTGACAATACACCTAATTGGGTGTAAAATAGTTTTTGTAAGTTAATGAGTTAGTAAAAAACGAAGTTAAAACTTATCTAAAAATAAATAGCTTTGGCGAGCAAGATAATTGATAGATGTAAGGTTTTATCAAGTTTTTAACTATGCCTACATTTTAACCTTTTGGGTGAAAGTTGTCAAGCGTTTTATAAATTAATTTACTAACTCTTTAACTTTGCCCCTTGACAATTGAATAGAGCATGTGAGATAATATAGGGGAATTAAGGATTAGTTCTATATCATGGACTAGAAAAGACCCCAGGCTAACTTCCACATTAAGCTTGGGGTCTTTTTTTGACACTATTTGTCCTTGTTCAGCCATTTATCAGCTAAACGAAGAACGACACCGACCACAATCGGTCCGATGATAGTTTTAAGGATTAGTTCTATCATGGGCTATCTCACCTCCTTTCGCAGGCGGTGTAGAAGTGCCATTAAATATTATATCACATGCTCTATCAGTTAGATAGGGCATTTTTTATTTTCAAAAAGGAGGAAGTTACATGAGCCAACAACATCGCAAGTGGATCGAGCTTGTAAAAGATCGAATTGAAAAACGTGGATGGTCACAGACAGACTTGGCCATTGTTGTAGGTGTTAGTCCATCAGCTATCACACAACTTTTCAAAGATGGAAAAGGTAGCGATGATCTGAAACTACGAATTAACAAAAAGTTACGGATTAACGAATCATGGGAAAAATTCGAGGATTAAGAAGTATAAAAAAGGCACCTAACGAGGTTAGGCGCTCTAGAAAAGAAACTACTAATAGTATAACACAAATTGGAGATAACAATGAATATTCTAAGTGAAGAATTTGAAAATGGAATAAGATCAGTGGTTCGAGTTCAATTTAAAGAATCTTTCACTGAATTCTTAGACCAGGAGATATCAGAGAAACGTTGGTTGTCACTAGAAAGTGCAGCGCACTATGCAGATTGCAGTTCAAATACCATCAGAAAATGGATCAAGATGGGATTGAATCTTTATCAAATTGATGGAACAAAACGAGTTGACAAGAATGAATTAGATCAATTCATTCAAAGTAATATCGTTATTTAGATAGCAAAGGAGATAAAAATGGCAGTTTCTAGGGAAATGACATTATTAGAAACACAGGTGCTAAACACAATCCTACAAAGTGCATCATTTGAAACGCCAATTCAAGCCAGAGTCTTACAAAGACGTTTCAATTTAAGTAAACGAAAATTAGAAATTATTGTAGAAAGCCTTAAAGTAAATTTTGGACATCCTGTTGTTGCAAAAAAAGAAAACCAAATGGGTACTTCTTGCCAAAAACAAAGGAAGAACGAGATGCAGGTTTGGCACCCTACAAAAGGCAAATACTAACTGAACAAAAGAATTTAGCAGCAGTATTGGCAATTGATTTAGATGAATATAACAAGAAATGGAGATCAGAAAATGTTAAATGAAATTATTATTGGTGTATTGGTAATCGTGGTGTTATTTGAGGCGATCATGGTAAGTGCAATTAGCCAACGATGCAAAGAGTCAAAACGGGAATTAAAAAAGTTGCTCAAGGAAAAACAACAAATCGAAGAAGCCCGGCAAGCAATGCGTTTTGGATATCGTAGATAAGGAGCGATAAAATGGCAGAAAAAACAAATATCCTGCCTCACGACTTACTAGCTGAACAGGCGGTACTTGGATCAATTTTCGTTGATCCGGAAAAAATCTTTATCGCATCAGAACTCCTAACACAAGAAAGTTTTTATAAATTATCTCACGGTATTATCTTCAACATTATGGAAGAATTGGCAGACAAGGGAGAACCAATTGACTCTGTATCTGTAAAATCAGCACTTGACTCAATTGGAGAGTTTGAGCGTATTGGCGGAATGGCTTTTCTTGCTAGTTTGATAAATTCAGTTCCTACAAGTGCTCACATTGAACATTATGCAAAGATTGTTGCCGAAAAAGCTAAAGCAAGAGAGGTCATCAATAATTTAGGTAAAGCACTTGAAACAGTATATGAAGATCACCAAGATTTAGATGATGTCATAGTAAGACTTGAAAATACACTAACATCGGTAAGTGCCAATCAATACTCAGGTTTTAGAAATATCATGGATGTATTGGATTCAACTAATATCAGAATTGATGAACGATCTAAGCACGTTGGAGATGTTACTGGCCTTGCTACAGGTTTTACAGATTTTGACAAAATAACAACAGGACTACATGAAGACAACTTAATTATTTTGGCTGCTAGACCTGCTATGGGGAAAACAGCATTTGCTCTAAATATTGCACAAAATGTCGCAATACGAGCAGGTAAACCAGTAGCTATCTTCTCACTTGAAATGGGAGCTGAGAGTCTAGTAGAACGCATGTTATCCGCTGAAGGAGTGATTCCAGCCTATCACATTCGGACAGGAAAGTTATCTGATAGCGAGTGGAGGCGAATGCTCTTAGCACAGGAACAGTTATCAAAGGCTCAACTCTATATTGATGATACCGCTGGCATTAGAATTTCTGACATCCGAGCACGATCAAAGAAATTAGCTCAAACAACAGGAGAGTTAGGTTTGATTGTTATTGATTATTTACAGTTGATTACTGGCAGAGGAAAAGAAAATAGACAGCAAGAAGTATCTGAGATCTCTAGACAATTAAAGATTTTAGCTAAGGAATTAAAAGTGCCAGTAATTGCACTTAGTCAACTTTCTCGTGGAGTAGAACAACGTAATGACAAAAGGCCAGTTCTGTCAGATCTTCGTGAATCAGGATCAATTGAACAAGATGCTGATATTGTAGCATTTCTTTACCGCGATTCTTACTACCGTCGTGAGGGACAAGAGGAAGATGATAATGTGACAGAAGTGATCTTTGAAAAGAACCGTCATGGGGGGTTAGGTACCGTCAAATTATTCTTCCACAAAGAATTTACAAAATTTACAAATATGGAGGTACAATAAATGATTAAAAAATCTGAAGTAGCAGGCTTTCTAGCTTTCTTTAAATTTCCTAAACCATTTATTTATGATAAAAAATATAAAAAACTTAGTAACAATGCAAAACTAATGTATATGTTACTGTTTGGTAGGCTTGAACTATCGGTAAAAAATGGTTGGCATGATCGAAAGGGAAATGTTTTTCAATATTATACAAATGAGCAATTAATGATTGATTTAAATAGCAGTGAAAAAACAATCATTAAAGTGAAGAAAGAATTAAGAGAGGTGGGCTTACTAGAAGAGGTTCGACAAGGAAATAATCTACCAAATAGAATTTATATCAGTCAAGTTGATGGAACTGTAGAAAATACAGTTCTTGAAATGGAAAAAGTACAGCATGGAGCTGTAGAAAATACAGTTCTTGAACTGGAAAAAGTACAGACAAACAAGATAGATATTAACGATACTGATAATAACAATATTAAGTCGATTTGTCAGGAAGTTATTACTTATCTCAATCAGGTTACAAAGAAGAACTTCAACAAAAATACAGCTAGCCATCATAAATACATTAAGGCACGATTGAAGGAAGGTTATAAACTAAAAGACTTTAAACATGTGGTTAATGTTATGGCAGCTACATGGATGGGAACAGATTATGAACGATATCTACAACCTCAAACGCTTTTTGGGAATAAGTTTGATAGTTATCTTAATCGTAGTATGCCGAACAATGTCCGATCATTTGCTTCAGCAGTTGATGAAAGGCTGGGATTCTAATGGAAGCTCTAAAAGATATTGAAAGAAAAAAGCTACTAGATAAAATCTGTGAAGTGCACTCTTGCCAATTATGGGAGAGTCCAGTAGTTATTGCTGGAAAATTGAAATATTTGCAGGTTTGTCCAGAGTGTGAGAAGGAAGAAATTAAACGAATAGAGAAAAAGTTAAATAATGAGTCAGCAATAAATTCAAAATTAGCCCAAACATTTGAAGTATTCAGTCGTTTTAGTTTATTTCCTGATGAATTGATCGGAAAAAATTTAGAGAACTTTAGCACTGATAATCAGAGTGCAGAGCAAGGTTTAAATTTTTCAAAAAGGATGCTGAGAGACTATGTGAAGGGCGAAACTGGGAATGTTATTATCACTGGCCCTCCTGGAGTTGGTAAGAGTCATCTATCAATTGCTTTAGCTTCTTCTCTGAACAATAAATTCAAGGACATAGGTACTCCTAAAAGTATTATTTTTGTATCGGTAACTAGACTATTTACTGAGATAGAAAATAGCTTTGGTGGGAAAGGCGACTTTACAGAAAGTCTTGCTGTAGAAATGCTTAGCAATGTAGATTATCTCTTTCTCGATGATTTTGGAAAAGAGAGCAGCATGAGTGACAATCTCAAACAAGCAAACGAATGGAGACAAAGGGTTCTATTCAAGATCTTGGACAATCGACAGACGACTTTTATAAATACTAACTTATCTAGTAGCGATATCAAAAAAATCTATAACTCAGCACTTGCAGATAGAATTTTTAAGGGTGCAAGTAAACATATTTTTAAATTCCCTGATGGGATGGAAAGCAGAAGGTATTAATGGAAAACAAAAGATTAATTGAGTTAATTAAGAAAACTCAAAAATGGTTTTATGATCGGAATTTACAGACTCAAAATCCTGATAAACAATTTTTAAAATTGTTTGAGGAAATTGGGGAATTAGCTAGTGGGCTAGCAAAAAAACAAGATGATGTTGTAAGAGATAGCATCGGAGACATTGCTGTAGTGTTAATTGGCCTTACTCTACAATTGGGAATTGATACGAAAGAAGTATTTCAACATACAGAATCAGTTCCTTCTACGAATTCTAACAAGGAAGAAGATCATTTTATTTTATTGCTAGATCAATCAGTTGCTGCTTACTTTAATCGTCAAAATTATCAATTTAAAAATGTAGCATTTGAATTGGTTCGAGTAGCTGAGTTTTTGAATGTCGATTTTACAGAGTGTTTAGCCTTGGCATACGAGGAGATCAAAGACCGAAAAGGGCGATTAGTTGACGGTGTTTGGGTGAAAGAAGAGGATTTGTGATGGACGAAAATAAAGTGAAACAGTATGACACTATCAACAATCCCAGCCATTATCATGGAAAAAATGGGATGGAGGCAATTGATGTAATAGAAAACTTCATCGGTGATTTTGCAGGAAAGGCAGGCTGGGCCTGGGGCAATTCAATGAAATACCTCTTGCGATTCCAAAAGAAGAACGGCTTAGAGGATGTAAAAAAAGCCTTCCGGAATTTGGTATGGGTTCTTGAAGAAATCGCAGGTAAAAAAGAATCTTTAGCTTTCCTCAGTTCTTTAGTAAAGGAGTTAGAGAATGAGCAAGTACACAAAGAATCAGATTGAACATGCTAAACAACAAGTGCAATTACTCTTAGCAAGTCGAGGCATGACTAGAAAACAATTATCATTTGAATTAGGATATGGGAGTGATGCAGTTACTTCATGGTTAAATGGTAGAGTGCAGTTAGGAGAGTTTCAGGTTCAATGTCTTTGTGATTATTTTGGTGTTCCACAAAGTTCCATTGTTGGGGATCTCGAAGAGTTAGCAGATTACAAATTGTATAAAGATGGTAGCTACGTCTGTCGAGGGCCACTTAAAGAATTGAGTCGTATTATCGGCAAAGATGCAGGTATGCTTAAGTATTATGCAGAATTACATGTTCAAGGCAAAAAAACAGGAAATCTAACTGTTGTTAGAAGCGAGGAATAATAATGAATAAAGAAGATTTAATTCAAAAATATGAAAGCCTTGAGGGTGTATGGAACGCAAACGGGGCAGAAATTGCCCGTCAATGCTTTTTAAGAGACTTGGAACAATTGAATGAAATAGATACGAAAAAAGTAACAGTCCCCCAGTCCGTGGCGGATTGGATTGGGTTCTGTAAAACCAATGGAATTGCTCTAGGATATGCACTCTATTGTTCAGGACAAGCAAGCGACAAAAAAACCTATGATTGGATTACTGAAAGCTTTGAGAACCAGGAAATATTCGCTAGAGCTTGGCTTGAAGGCTACGAGGTCGAGAAAGAGAGGCGGTATTATGTAAGATTTAAAGGGATGGAAAGTGATGATTTTAATTATTTAAACTTTATCAAATTTCAACACGCTTGGGTGTTATCGTCGTTAAAAATTGACAAGAAATTTCGTACAGAACACACTCGTAAAGAACTAGAAGAAGCTGGTTTTGGCTGGGTGTTTGATTGCCCAGGTGTTGAAGTAGAAGAGGTGGAAGAATGAATAAAAAAGAGCTGATTGAGAGTATCAGTCATTTACCTTCAGATTGTAGCAGACCAAGACCGATGATTGATAAATTAACAACGTTGGAATTGATTAAGTTGCTAGACGAACCGCAGAAAGTCACAGTACCGCAGTTTGTTGCGGATTGGATTGAATACTGTAAGGAACACAATTTCACATTATTCGGATGTCTTGATCCAGGAAATGGGTTTGAGAGCTTAGCTGGTGAAACTTTTGAAGGAGATGTTAGAAAATGTATTAGATGGTGCAGAAAAGAAAGTAATAACTTCGCTCGTGCTTGGCTTGATGGCTACACAGTCGAGAAAGAGAAGCGGTATCGGGTGAAGATGAAGAATATACATAGTTATTCATCTATATTAAAACTTGATGACATCACGGAAGAATACTTCTTCGGAAGTGAAGTACAAATGTGTGCGTCATCAAGCGCCCACACCCGCAAAGAGCTAGAAGAGGCTGGTTTTGGTGAAGTGTTCAATAGCCCACTGTTTGAAGTTGAGGAGGTGACGGAATGAAAGACTTAATGTTTTGGGGAATGTTTATAGCCTGTTTGCTGATTTCAGCTATGACATTTTATATTTTAAATCTACAAAGAATAGTCAATAACGACATAAGAAGAAAATATAATGATTTACAACAAGAACTCAGTCGTGCATTTGGATGGGAAAGTTATGATTGGGGCAAGAATTTCAGTGATTACGCTCGTAAAGTTGAAGGGCTTATCAAATTCAAAGATAATCTTGGACGTCTTGAAATCATTAAGAAAGCATTAGACGTTCAAAAACTAGAAGAATTACAAAAACGTAAAGAGCTAGTTGAACGTGAAATCAAAAAACTTGAAAGTTGAGGAGGTAGAAGAATGATTCCAAGATATAGAGGGTTATCCATTGACGAAAACAGCAAAGGTAAAATGCAATATGGTTATCTGATTTCAGATGGTGAGCAAGCTTTTATTATCAATGAAGTAGTAGAAGCCAATGAACAATACATTACTATAGGCTCTTGGTGTCCTGTAGATCCAAAAACAATTGGACAATTTACAGGCCTCAAAGATAAGAATGGCAAGGAAATCTTTGAAAAAGATATAGTCGATTTTAAAGGCAGAAAAGCTATTGTAAAATGGCATGGGTCTTATGCAAGTTTTATCTACGAGTTTGTAGATGAATTGCAAAATAGAAAGACTGAATGGCAACCGCTATATCTCTCTTATTATCACTTTGAAATTATCGGCAACATCTACGAGAATCCAGAATTTCTGGAGGAGAAATGATGAACTTACAAAACTTTATCTATTTACTATTCGGTCTAGTCTGGCTATCTGGTTTGATTTGGGCCATTTCGGTTGCTGTTCTATCAAATATAGAGGATGATAAAAAAGATGAAATTAGAGACATTAGTTAAAACAAGAAATGCCTATCAAAAAAGACTAGAAGATGAGAAATTGTTCATATCTTTATGTAATCAAATAGGAAAACAAAATGCCACAGCGAACAAAGAATGGATGAAACGTAAAGTTAGAGATTTAGATAAGGAGATTGAAGAGTATGAACAAAAATCAATTACTGATTGTTAATATTGCAGCTCTATTTTTAATACTCTTTCTATCAAGCATAAATTTCAATACACGGATAAGAAAACTTGAAGAAGAAAAGAGGGATTTGCAATGGGAAGTAAAAGAGCACGAATTAAGTATCCAGCGAATGGCTGAAAAAAATACAATGCAGGATACTATTCTAAATAAATTAAATCGTGAATATCAAATGCGTGAGCATGAACGAGCACAGAAGTTAAAAGAAATCGCTGAACAGAACGGAGTAGGAGGATAAGAATCATGATTAATAATGTGACTTTGATCGGAAGATTAACAAAGGATGTGGAGTTGAAACGTACTCCTTCAGATATCGCTGCTGCACAATTTACAATAGCTTGCAACCGGAATTTTAAAAATGCCAATGGAGAATACGATGCAGATTTTGTAAATTGCGTGATGTGGCGTGAACAAGCAGAACGTTTTGCAAGCTGGACCAAGAAAGGGTACCTTGTAGCAATTGTTGGGTGTATCCAAACAAGAAACTATGAAGGAACAGATGGTAGACGTATATATGTTACAGAGGTTGTAGCAGAGAATTTTCAAATTCTAGAAAAACGTGATAATTCCAGCAATCAAAATTCGATGATGGAACAAATGCCACCTTCCTATGCTTCAAATCCAACGGATATCAGTGACGATGATTTTCCATTTTAGGAGGTATATATGATTATATTTGATGATTTCTATCGTGAAGAAGTTCGACGATGCTACAAAGAGATTGAAGCTCTAGAGATAGAAAATGAAAGTCTAAAAGAAAGAATAAATCACTTTCTACGCTGCTCATGTGATAACGAGTGGAAAAAGATCGTTAAAGATTTTAAGATTAAGAAACAAAATCGGAAGTGGAAAGCAAGATAGAATAAGTGATATAGCGATTCAGGAAACGGAGGTGAAGAATGCAGCTTTTTGATGATATCGATGAAAAAGAAACAATAAGGAGGGCTAAGAAAAAGCTCTCAGAATATCCACGCTGGAGAGAAATAGCATGTGATGACCCAATTCAAAAAGTAACGCAGGAATTCACATTTCAACCCAGGGGAGGAGCAGGACCTAATAAAGCTGTCGAAAATTTAGCAGTTCGACGTGTTGATGCAATGATTGAGTTAGAAGAAATTGAACAAGCGGTAAGCAGGCTATTCAATCCTACTTATCGGTATATACTATTTTCCAAGTTTCTTAAAAATCAAAAAGATCTAAACTACGAAATTTACAACTATCTAGGTATAGAGAGGACTAAATTTCAGGAACTGTACAACAATGCTTTATTAGCGTTTGCAGAGCAGTATCGAGATGCTGTGCTAGTATGTAATAAAAAAACGGTATTTTTGCGGTAAAAATACGGTAATCATAACACAAAATATGACTTAAAATAGTATTATCAGAAAATGAAGGCGGTGGCCTGGTAGTTTTTTGTAGATCTCCTAATAGTATTTTTGGTTAGCTGTTCACCAGAGAAATTCGGGGTGGCATGGGTTCGAATCCCATACAGCTAATATTTTAAGTCAGTTCTATTGGACTGACTATTTTTATTTGAAAGGAGTAGGTAAATGCGTAAAGTAGAACCGATTCGGGATACAGATGATATTGAACGCATGAAGGATTACTTAAAGAGTAAGAATGAACGAGACTATGTAATGATGGTTACAGGGCTGTATTCAGGAATGCGAGTTAGTGATATCCTGCCCTTGAAAGTAAGAAGTGTTAAAGGAACTCACATTGAAGTGACAGAACGAAAGACTGGTAAAACAAAGAGATTCGCTATTAACCCAGCTCTAAGAAAAGCCCTGGATCATTATATAAAAGAAAATGAATTAAAGGATTATGATTACTTGTTCCCTTCGAGAAAGAAGGTTAACAATGAAGGACTTAGAATAACACATATTGGTAGAGTGGCAGCATATCAGATCTTGAGGGATGCAGGAGAGCATATTGGTTTAACAAATATCGGAACACATTCCATGAGGAAAACGTTTGGATACCATCACTACAGAAAGAATCAAAATGTTGGGATATTGATGGAGTTATTTAATCATTCTTCACCAGATATCACACTTGGTTATATAGGGTTCAAACAGGATGAGTTAGATAATAGCATGCTGAATTTTGCTTATTAAGGTCACGTATTTAACAAAATGAAATAAAGTAAATTCATTTATTGATGATGGCTCACTTATCTATGAGAGAGTAAGGTGGAAAGTCTTATGGTTCAAATTAACAGAATATAAGATATGTTAAATTCAAAGACCCTCCCCCTCTAATAAAATAACACCCATCAACTTAAAAATACCAGGCCTAAATATTACACCCTCCCTCATTAATTTACTCCCCCCTATCTAACAAAATAATACCCCCCACTATTCAATACCAGGGTATTGATACCGAATAAGGGAACAAGGGTAAGGTGTGCAGGATGATATAAAACAGAGAAGACAATCGAGGTATACAATGAAAGAACTACGGGCAGACCGTAATGGACCACATCGAGTAGCATTTGAAAAGAATAAGAAGATACTACTCAAGACTAAGAATACCTGTGGGATCTGTGGTCAACCTGTAGATAAATCACTCAGGTATCCCCACCCACTATCCCCAGTGATAGACCACATCATTCCAGTTAATAGGAATGGACATCCATCAGACATCAAGAACTTACAGCTTGCGCATTGGCAATGCAATAGACAAAAGTCTGATAAGTTATATGCTGAACAAAATTTTGAAAAAAATGCAATTGTTGGAAATCGCAATTTGCCACAATCAACCAATTGGCTGAAATACCACAGTTGACCCAGAACTGATAGGGGGGTTACCCCCTCCCCTCGGTTCTGGCCGAGCTTCACGCCGTCACTGTACATATTTTCTCGTGCCAAAACGAAAGGATAAGAAATTGGAATTAAGAGGAATTGAATATCTCAGAAGAAAATTAGAATCTTGCAGGACCAGGGTTAATTTGAGGTATAAACATTATGCTATGAAAAACAATGACACTCCAATCGGAATCACTATCCCTCTAAATGTCCGTGCTCAATACAAATCGACGTTGGGCTGGACTGCTAAGGGGGTTGATAGCCTTGCAGATCGTTTAGTATTTCGAAAATTTGAAAATGATGATTTTGAAGTTACTGAGATTTTTGAACAAAACAATCCTGATATTTTCTTCGATAGTGCGATATTATCAGCCTTGATTGGATCGTGTAGTTTTATCTACCTTTCTAAAGGGGAAAATGATGAAGTGAGATTGCAAGTGATTGAATCAAGCAATGCAACAGGAATCATTGATCCAATCACTGGTCTATTAGTCGAGGGATATGCGGTGCTGGCTCGTGATGATTATGGTCAACCAATCCTAGAGGCCTATTTCGAACCAAATGCTACTCACTTTATTCCAAAGGGGCAAGATCATTATTCAGTTACTAACCCAGCTAATATTCCATTATTGGTACCTGTCATTCATAGACCTGATGCAGTTCGTCCTTTTGGTCGTTCACGGATTACTAGAGCAGGGATGTATTATCAAAAGTACGCTAAACGGACTTTAGAACGGGCTGATATTACTGCTGAATTTTACTCTTGGCCACAGAAATACATCATTGGACTAGATCCTGATGCGGAACCTCTAGAAAAATGGAAAGCAACAGTTTCTAGTCTACTAACCATCTCAGCAAGTGACACTGGAGAAAAGCCTAGCATCGGACAGTTTACAACTGCTAGTATGACACCATTTACAGAACAGTTGAAAACAGCAGCAGCTGGATTTGCTGGAGAAATGGGACTGACTCTGGATGATTTAGGATTTGTTTCAGATAATCCATCATCTGTAGAAGCTATTAAAGCTAGTCACGAGAATTTGCGTTTGGCAGGACGGAAGGCACAACGTTCACTAGGAGCTGGCTTCCTGAATGTAGCTTACGTAGCCGCTTGTTTGCGTGATGAGTTTCATTATGAAAGAAGCCAATTCGTAAAAACAACCGTTAAATGGGAACCGTTATTTGAAGCGGATGCTAATATGATGACCATGATTGGTGATGGTGCTCTTAAATTGAATCAGGCGTTACCTGGATACATCAGTGCTGAGACAATTAGAGACCTTACTGGTATTGCAGGTGATATGTCTGCTGTGCCTGTGGTGAAAGAAGGAGATCCAGATGGAACATGATGTCTTACCTGGTATCCTAAAAGAAGTACAGGAACGCTTTGAAAGCGAATATGGGAAGAGCGAGGTTGTTAGTCGAGCTTTTGCAGAATTACAAGCCAAAAAAGCAACTTATAAAACAGCAAATGAGTTTGCGATAGAAGTTGGAGAGATTCTTTCTAAAGCTCTAGGAGCTTCTCTGAGTGCCGATAAATTACCAGATGGTAAAATGTATTATAATATCGCTCAACGTTTGTTGACGGACGTGCTAGGTCGTAATTATGAGATAATAAGCGGTTATACTAGAGATGTTCAGAAAAAACTAAATACAGATGCAAAAATCAGTTTGAAAGTACAAGTTCCTGAATTGAATCAGGATAGGGTCGCTGGAATAGTTAATCGATTGGCATCTGAGGAAAATTTTGAAGATGTCAGTTGGTTGTTTGGTGAGCCAATCGTTAATTTTTCTCAGTCTATCATAGATGATAGTATTCAAAAAAATGCTGAGTTTCATCATAAATCTGGATTACAACCTGAAATTATCAGAAAATCTTATCTCCATTGCTGTGATTGGTGTCAAGAGGTTCAAGGAAGCTATAGATATCCAAGAGTTCCAAGAAATGTTTATAGAAGACATCAACATTGTCGCTGTACTGTTGACTATGATCCAAAAAGTGGAAAAGTTAAAGACATTTGGAGCAAAATTTGGAGAAAAACTGATGAAAGTGATAAGATAGAAGCAAGAAAAGATATCAATGGTAAATCTCAAATGAGCGAAGTGAGAAAACTTGCGCTTCAAGAAGGAATTTCCTCAAACCCTATCAAAAAAAGTCGTAAAAAACTAACAGAGAAGCAAATCATTGATGCGGTTGGTGGTGGAGATAGAACCAAAGGATCATGTTCATCAGCAGCATTTGCTTACATAGGTAATAAAGGTGGTTATACCGTTTTAGATTTTCGAGGAGGGGAAAGCTGTGACTTTTTCTCTAGAAACAGTAGAATCCAAATGATAGGAAACCTTCCTGGTGTCAAAATGCATGTTGTTAAAAATACAAATGACTTTACTGCTGTCAGAGAATTGTTAGAAAAGGTAGAATCTGGGAACGAATATTATTTAGCGGCAGGTAGACATGCAGCTATCATAAGAAAAAATGAAGGCCGTTTTGAATATTTGGAATTACAATCCAGAATATCAAACGGGTTTAAACCATTAGATAACATTGTTTTGAAAGAAAGATTCAAGTGTAAAAAAACACATAGTACAAGACATGGTAAGTATGAAGTGGATAGTTGTATTATCGATTCGGATTCATTGAAAGATAATCCTGAGTTCCATAATATATTGAGTTTCATTAACACAGCCGATTCTAAACAAATGAAAGGAATTGAAGGCCATGAAAGATGATTATGAAGAAATAAACTGGTCTGAATATTGCTATAAAGAAAATCACGATGACAAAATTTGGTGGGTTGATACGTCATGGTTTGCTAGAGGGTTGATGTTATTTACGTTTGATAAGGAAAAGTTCTATAACCTTTTCGAAGATTACCCTCAAAACATGACCTCAGAAGAGGTTGAAATCTTCGATAAAGAAAATCCATTTTGGGCTGAATTCTTTTCAGACCGAAAATAAGAATACTGAAGCACTCGAAAGGGTGCTTTTATTGTGGCTTTGATTAGGAGGTGATCCAATATCTCCCAGCGATAGGGTTATCATGCGATTACGATTGAAAGGTTATAGTATGGCTAGGAAAAAACTTGGCAATCAGAATCCTACTCAATCGGTGATTTTAAAATACGTCAAGAAAAATTCATTAGCAAATGAAGCGATTGATCTTTACGAAAAAACTGGTCTTTCTTGCTATTCTTGGCAAAAAAACCTTCTACTACCTATGATGGCTGTTGATAAAAATGGCTTATGGGTGCATCAGAAATTTGGATACTCTATTCCTCGACGGAACGGAAAGTCAGAACTTCTTTACATTTGTGAAATTTGGGGGCTGCATAAAGGACTAAACATCCTTCACACAGCTCATCGTATTTCCACTTCTCACGCCTCATTTGAAAAGGTTAAACGTTACCTAGAGAAAATGGGATATGTGGATGGTGAAGATTTCAACTCTATCCGTGCCAAAGGACAGGAACGGATTGAATTATATAAAACTGGTGGTGTGGTCCAATTCCGTACCAGGACATCAAACGGGGGTCTTGGTGAAGGATTCGATATGCTGATCATTGATGAGGCACAGGAATACACAACAGAGCAGGAATCTGCTTTGAAATATACTGTAACCGATAGTGCTAATCCAATGACTATCATGTGTGGGACTCCTCCTACACCAGTTTCCAGTGGTACAGTCTTTACTAAGTATCGAGAAACGTGCTTATTCGGTAAAGGGAAATACTCTGGTTGGGCTGAATGGTCTGTTTCTGAAGAAAAAGAGATTGACGATGTGGATGCCTGGTATCATTCAAATCCATCAATGGGTTATCACTTGAATGAACGAAAAGTAGAAGCTGAGTTAGGTGAAGATAAACTAGATCATAATGTTCAACGTCTAGGTTTCTGGCCTACTTACAATCAGAAGTCTGCTATATCTGAAACAGAATGGAACGAATTAAAAGTATCTGATATTCCTGATCTTGTCGGACAATTATTTGTTGGGATTAAGTATGGACAAGATGGTACAAACGTTGCCATGAGCGTTGCAGTGCGGACGAAAGATGGACGATTTTTTGTCGAAGTTATAGATTGTCAATCAGTGCGCAATGGGAATGACTGGCTAGTGGCTTTTTTGCGTAGTGCAGATGTGGCCCAAATCGTTATTGACGGTGCAAGTGGTCAAAAGATTCTAGATGAAGAATTGAAGGACTACAAAATTAAGAATGTCATCTTACCAACTGTTAAAGAGATCGTGGTGGCAAATGCTCTTTGGGAGCAAGGTATTTATCAAAGAAATATCTGCCATGCTGGACAACCATCTCTATCAAAAGTGGCTACTAACTGCGATAAGCGTAATATTGGTTCAAATGGTGGTTTTGGTTATCGCTCTCATTTTGACGATATGGATATTTCTTTGATGGACAGCGCTTTGCTTGCGCATTGGGCTTGTGTAACCACTAAGCCTAAGAAAAAGCAAAAAATCAGTTATTAAAAAAGTAGCAGTCTAAGAACTGCTTTTTTTGATGATAAAATTACCGAACTGCCGGG